GCAGCCACTGTTGATCCTGCTATGATCAGAACACTAAAACGTAATCAAACAAAAATAAAAAATCAATTAAAAGGATTAGAAGTATCAGCTTTAAGAAAATTAAATAGAGAATTTCCTGATATATTTGGAGATGATATAGATAGTTTGACAGCACAAGAGATTACAACTGTGCTGAATAATGGTATGCCAAGACTAAGAAGTATTGATCCAGCTTTAGAACAACAGATTTTACAGTTTAGAATGAAGCTTGATAGTGATGCTGTTAAGTTAGGACAGATGGAAGCTGCAACAAAAGGAAAGAAAGTTGTGGTAACGTTTGCTGATGAGATACAATCGGATATTTTACAACAAGCAAAAGAATTAGAAAATGAGTTACGTGAGCAGTTAGGTTCTATTCTTGATTTACCAAAAGAAAGAAGAGCAGGAGCTCTTGCTCAAGAACGTACACGATATCAAGGTAGTGCGAGAAATGTAGAGCCTGAAGTATTAGATTTTTATACAAAGAATGAAACTATTTTCAGACCAATGTTTAACACAGCAGAAGAGATGCAAAGTTTTGTTGATGAGTTTCAAAAAAACAAAGTAGCGATTGATGTCGTAGCAAAAGGCGGCCCTGCACCAAGTGATGAAGCTATTAAAGCAATGAACATAGCAATCAAAAAAGAAGAAAAAATGTTGGAAGAATTAAATATCGGACTGAGTGAAGGAGCAATGAAACAATTATTCCCGAACGTACCATTTAAGAACAGAGAAGAGTGGGGAGACATATTAATCAAAAGAGATTTAACAGAAGCGGCTCAACGATTGTTTATGGACAAGGTAGACGGTGCTGCAGAGTGGTATGCTATATCTCCTGCTGATCTAATAAAAAAACGTTATGCCAGTGCTGGTCTAGATAAAGGAGGCACAAATACTCCTTTAGCGGAAAGAACAGCAGCGAAAGAACGAGGCGATAAATTAAAAGGTATTGGCGTTGAAGAGTTTTACGGAGGACCAGATAGCGTTGATACCAAAGGCAAACACTATACGTCAAGTTTAGAAAAGTCACTAAAACGTGCAGCTAAAGAAAATAACTCTGAAATTAAGGTTATTGAGGTAGACGGTGTTGGTAAAGTTTTTGCTATTAAATTGACACCAGAGATGCTACTACCACATAAAACTCATAGAAAAGACGGAGGAATGGTGTATACTCCAGAATTAATTGATATATTTGAGGCAGCATAATGGCAGTAGAAAAACCAATAGGATTTATACCAGAACAAGAACAAGCTATTGAACAAATGGTGGAGATAGATGGCAGCGCTTTTGCTGATGATCTAGCACCTAATGTTGAAATGATGGAAGATGGGTCTGCTCTTATTGGTGAGCAAGAACAAGTTATTACACAATCTTTTGATATGAACATTGCAGAAGTTCTAGATGAAGATACTCTTAGCCTTATATCTAGTGAGTTACGTCAAGCATTTGAAGATGACAAAGCATCAAGAAAAGATTGGGAAGAAACATACAAAAAAGGATTAGATCTTCTTGGATTTAAACATTCCGAAAGATCACAACCTTTCCAAGGTGCGAGTTCCGTAACACATCCTATGTTGTCCGAAGCAATTACACAATTTCAAGCACAAGCTTATAAAGAATTATTACCAAGTGGTGGACCTGTAAACACACAGATTTTAGGAAACACTTCAACACAAAAAGAAGAACAAGCTCAACGTATCAAAGATTTTATGAATTATCAGATTACGTATGAGATGGAAGAATATGATCCCGATATGGATTCACTATTATTTTATCTACCACTATCAGGTTCTGCTTTTAAAAAAGTTTACTATGATGATGGATTAGGAAGAGCTGTATCTAAATTTGTACCAAGTGATGATTTGTACGTACCTTATCAAACAACAGACTTTCCTTCTTGTGAAAGAGTAACACACGTTATTAGAAGAACAAAAAATGACATAACAAAAATGCAAGTAGCTGGGATGTATAGAGATGTAAATCTATCTGTTATTAATAATGAAACAGCACTGCAAGAAGAAGAAGCAAAACTTTCTGGTGTTAGAAAAAGTTATCATGACGAAGACTATCAACTATTAGAAATGCATGTAGATTTAAATATCGAAGGCATTGATAGTGATGATGGAATTAAAGTACCTTACATCGTAACAATTGATGAAGGGTCATCAAACATTTTATCTATCTATAGAAATTATGATCAACAAGATGACAGACAAAGAAAACGTCAGTATTTTGTTCATTACAAATTTTTACCTGGTTTTAGTTTTTATGGCTTTGGTCTCATTCATATGCTTGGTGGTTTATCAAGAACGGCAACTGCTGCTCTTAGACAATTACTTGATGCAGGAACATTATCTAATTTACCTGCTGGTTTTAAAGCTAGAGGACTTAGAGTTGCAGATGACGATACGCCTTTACAACCTGGTGAGTTTAGAGATGTAGATGCACCTGGCGGAAGTTTAAGAGAAGGATTAGTTCCTTTACCTTACAAAGAACCAAGTGGTACGTTATTTCAACTACTAGGTTTTTGTGTAGAAGCAGGATCTAGATTTGCTGCTGTTGCTGATCAAAAAGTAGGAGACGCAGCTCAAGCTGGAGCACCCGTTGGAACAACAATGGCGTTGATGGAACGTGGTGCGAGAGTAATGAGTGCTATACACAAGAGATTACATTACGCACAAAAAATAGAATTTAAATTACTAGCTAAGATTTTTGCAGAATCTTTAGACCCGCAGTATCCATACGAAGTTGGCACTGAACAAATACAAGGTTTAAAACAATCTGACTTCTCAAAAGATATTGATATTATTCCTGTATCAGATCCAAACATTTTTTCTATGGCACAACGTGTTACGTTGGCACAAACACAATTGCAATTAGCTCAAGCTGACCCTGCTTCACATAATATGTACGAAGCATATAGAAGAATGTATCAAGCACTTGGTGTAAAAGACATTGATGTTTTACTTCCTGTTCCTTCGGAACCTCAACCTATGGACCCTGGCACAGAGAATGCTGCAGCTTTAACTGGACAATCTCTTGTAGCGTTTAGAGGACAAAATCAAAATGCTCATATTGATTGTCATAGAGCTTTGATGTCATCATTTTTAGTAAAAAGTAATCCTCAAGTCATGGCTATTTTACAAGCGCACATTATGGATCATGTCAGTATTCAAGCAAGAGAAGAAGTTGAAGAAGAATCTAGACCTGAAATAGAACAAATAACAGCTCAATATGGTGGTCAATTACCAGAAGAATTACAATTACAGGTTCAAGAACGTATTGAAAGTCAGGTTGCAGAGAAAATATCAGAAATGACTGATGAAATGGTTCAAGAAGAGGCTGAAGCTGTACAAGAAATGAATCAAGATCCACTTGTGGGACTAAAACAACAAGAAATTGACCTTAGAGCACAAGATATACAAAGAAAAGCAATGGTTGATGAAGCTCAAATAGGTATTGATGAGAAAAAACTAAGTCAAACAGCAAAAATAGCGCAAGATAGAATAGATTCACAAGAAGATATTGCACAATTACGTGCAAATGTTAATTTATCTAAACAAAATCAAAATAATGCAAAGCGCAACAGATAAATTACAGGAATATTTCAACGAATTAATGAATTTTTCCGACACAGCAGTGACAAGTCAGGAAGAACAGATACTTTTAGCGGGTGCAATGATGGGTGTAGCCAAAATGTTGTATCATAACAACCTTACGGAGCAGGAATATAATAATATTATGAATCATAATGGAAGAGACTTGCTAAATCTCATAAAACCAACTATACATTAAGTATTATGAGTCAATTATTAAAAAAAGCTAGAGAAGTATTTACAGAAGTTCAAAAAGATTTAAAAGAAAATGTAACTCCTGGTATAATAAACACATTAATGGAGGACGTTAAAAACGCTTTTGGCAAATTACCTTCTGATGATAAAAAAACTTTAAGCAAAAGATATCAAACTCTTTTAGATAGACTTAAATCAAAAAGAAAAAATCAAATATCAGTTAAACCAACAAACGAAAAACCTATACCAATGAATGCTAAAGGTGGTTCAATAAGTAAATTAAAAGCAGGTGGATTTCCTGATCTATCAGGTGATGGTAAAGTTACACAAAAAGATATTCTTATGGGCCGTGGCGTTGTTAAAAAAGCTAATGGCGGGCAAATAAATGGTTTAAAAAAAATGGGCATGAAAGTAGGTGGTCTAGCAGGTAGATTAGCTCAACGTGGCTATGGAAAGGCAAGAAGATGAAGTTTAAAAGTGCAAAAATGACTAAAGTCCCTCAAAAAAACCCTTTTCCTAATAGAAAAATAGCTTCAACAGCAGAGCAAGTTTTCTCTCCTTTTGTAGTAAAAAATAACAAAGGAACAGGACCTCAAGGGCAAACAAGCCGAATGCAGATTAAAAAAGTAGCATTCAAAGGCGTAAAATAGTATAATCCCCACTTTAACAAAGGAGGTTTTATGAACCTATTAAAAGATCTATGGGGCCATATTAAAGAATGGTCGGATTGGAAAATGAAGGACTGGATTAAGGCCGCTATCGTAGCGATCATTGTTATCTGGGTAATTAGCTGGATGACAGGCGGAGCAGCATAGTGCTTAATTTACTCGGTGGCTTACTTGGTGGTGGAAAAGGCGGAGCCTTAGAAACTATTTCAAAAGTTGTCGATGAACTTCATACGAGTGAGGAAGAAAAACTAGATAAAAAGATTCTAATGCAACGCTTACAACAAAAGCTTGCAGAAAAACAATTAGATGTTAATGCAAAGGAAGCCAGCCATCGCAGCGTATTCGTTGCTGGCTGGCGACCAGCGATTGGCTGGTGCGGAGCCCTGGCTCTGTTCTTCGCCTTTATCCTATCTCCCTGTATTGATTGGTATGCAAAATTTTCAGGTATGGATATTGTACCGCCTGCCATAGAAACTGGGCCTCTTCTGGCCATAGTCACTTCAATGCTCGGCGTATCTGGCCTTCGTACCTTCGAAAAGGCAAAGGGTCTTACTAAGTGACATACGACGAATTAGCTGGTTCCGTAAAATTATCCGAAGGCTTTAGAGATCACGTGTACATAGATACCGAAGGCTTCCGTACAATTGGCTGGGGCCATAAGGTAGTACACGAAGATAATTTTGAAGATGGTAAAACATATACCAAAGAAGAACTACAAGAAGTATTTGATAATGATTTAAGAAAAGCATTAGGTTTGGCAAGACAACTTATGGAAGAGTTTGATGTAAGAGATTTGCCTACAACTGCGCAACACACCATTACTGAAATGGTATTTCAACTTGGAAAGTCAGGGGTCTCCAAGTTCCGTAACATGTGGAAAGCCCTGCAGGAAGGCAATTTTATTGGTGCGAGTTACGAGATGCTCGACTCGAAATGGAATAAACAAACTCCAAATCGCTGCAAAAAATTAGCTGACCAAATGAAGTCATGCGAATAGAAAACTTTTTTACTTATTTTAAAAATCAACTAAAAGCTAGACAAGAGACCATAAGACAAGCTATATGTAATGGTGTAAAAGATTGGGACGAATATCGGTATTTGACTGGTAAACTTCGCGGTCTTGAGGAAACTGAACAGGAACTCACGGACCTGCTGAAGAAAACGGAGCTAGACGATGACGACTAAACCTAAATTAATTGTACCCAAACATGTTTGGGATGGTGCAGAAAAGCAAAAAGAAAAGAAAGAACTAGAAAAAATTCCACAACCTGTTGGATGGAGAATAGTTTTATTTCCTTTAAAGTTAAAAGGTAAAACAAAAGGCGGTGTTATTTTAACTGATGAAACAGTAGAAGAATCGCAAATAACAACAAACATATGTAAAGTATTAAAGACTGGTTCTTTATGCTACAAAGATAAAGAGAGATATCCTGATGGTCCTTGGTGTAAAGAGGGTGATTGGGTTATAATAACTCGCTATGCAGGATCTAGAGTAAAGATTGATGGCGGTGAGTTGCGTATTATTAACGAAGATGAGATTCTGGCAGTCGTTGATGATCCGAGAGATATTTTGCCAGCTAACATAATGTAACATGGAGAATTCTATGCAAGAACAAACACAGAATGACAAAATGGTCCCGATAGATACTTCTGGTGACGCTGTCGAAGTGGAGTTGAAAGAAGATGTAAAAACAGAGGAAGTAAAAACAACAGAACCTGAAGTTCAAGTTGAAGAAGTCCCTCAAGAAGAAGTAAAACAAGAAGGCAAAGAAGAAGAGCTTGAAGAATATTCTCAATCTGTAAAAAGACGTATAGATAAACTTACTAAAAAAATGCGTGAAGCAGAAAGACGTGAGCAAGCTGCTGTTGATTACGCAAAAAAAGTTAAAGAAGAGTCTGACAAATTAAAATCTACTAGCGTAATTCAAAATGATTCTATGCTTGTTGAAAGAGAAAAAGCTTTAGTTAATCAAAAAGAGTTTGCTAAAAGAGCAATGGAAGCTGCTGTTAATGCACAGGATGTTGAAAAACAAGTTGCTGCTCAGCAAGAAATAGCTCGTTTAACTATTGAAGATGAGCGTTTAAAAGTATCAAAAGCAAAAGCTTTACAAAGAAAAGCTCAAATAGAGTCTGCTCCAAAAGAAGAAGTTGAACAGATAATTAATAATCAACCTCAACAACAAAGAGAACCTGATCCAAAAGCTGTTGCATGGGCCGATAAGAATGAGTGGTTTGGCACAGACAATGCCATGACTTATACTGCTTATGACATACATAATCAGCTTGTTAGAGAAGGTATTGACGTAGCAGATGATGACTATTATACTGAGATAGATAAACGTATACGAAAAGAGTTTCCCCATAAGTTTTCCGACGGAGGGGATGTAAGTCGACCGAAGCAAAAAGTTGCTGGAGTTGTAAGAAAATCGGCTTCTGGCCGCCGCACTGTGAAACTCACACCCTCACAGGTAGCTATCGCAAAAAAACTTGGTGTGCCACTTGAAGAGTACGCAAAACACGTGAAGGAGGCGTAATATGACTGAGAAGATAAACAAAACCTCACGCAAATTAGAAACCCGTGAAAAGGATGTTCGTAAGAGGGGATGGGTCCCTCCTAGCAATCTTGAAGCACCTGAACCACCAGAAGGTTTTCACCATAGGTGGGTAAGAGCTGAATATCGTGGCATGGCTGATGAAAAAAATATCATTGGTAGACTACGAAGTGGGTATGAATTTGTAAAAGCAGATGAATATCCCGATAGAATGGATTTACCTTCTATCGCAGACGGCAAATACAAAGGTGTAATAGGCATAGGCGGATTATTACTGATGAGGTGTCCTGCAGAAGTTAAAGAAGACAGAGATGAATATTTCCGATCTTTAACTGATCAGAATACTAAAGCAGTTGAAAATGATCTACATAAAGATGAGCATCCAGCGATGCCAATCCATCAGGAAAGGCAAAGCAGAGTAACTTTTGGAGGCAAAAAATCTTAATGAGTAAGGTTCATGTCTCTAAAAAAGTAATAGGAGACTGATATGGCTAATATAGATGCCGCTTTCGGTTTACGTCCAATTGCTAAAGTGGGTTCCGCTCCTGGTGGAACTACTGGAACAACTAAATACTCTATAGGTGACAACCAAAGTACTGCGATATTCACTGGCGATCCCGTCAAATACAAAAATGACGGCACAGTTGAAGTAGCTACTGCGAGTGACGCACTTTTAGGTGTATTTTTAGGCTGTTTTTATACAGATCCAAGCACTTTAAAAC